CGAAGCAGACAATAATGATGACAATGATAATTTAATAACAAAAGGACTTAATATTGAAACTCTTCCAGTAGAGCTATTAGATCAGGAGAATGATCCCAAAAAACCGGCTTTTGCTAAACTTCGCGTTGGACATTTACGGAAGCTAGTAGTAGAGCGAGGAGATGTAGAAACTATAGATGCGGCAAGCAAACTAAAAAAAGACCAATTACTTCAAATGCTTCAGTCAACTACTTCAGCAAATTAAAATAATATATAATAATATATGAGTTCTAATATGGATTATCGCATGATATTAACTCAAAACGCAGACCAAATTATTTATAATAATCAATCAATTGCTATAGGTAATTGCTCTGATATTACTCCTATTTTAAATACTCGCCCAATTGGACAAGTTCCCTACTTATTATCATCAATTACTACACCACCACATATAGATGATAATCCCAGCGATTTAAAAGATACTTATCTAAAAAAATACATAACGACTTCTAGATTAGCTAGTGTCGGAATTAAATACTAAAATTTTACATCTTTAAAACTTCAAAAGGTGTAAAATATTTAAAATGCTTAAAATATAAATGTGTAATTATAGTATAAATGACTGAATTTAATACTTATTCTAATATGTATATTTCTAACAAAGTATCTCTCTATCCGAAGAAATTATCGAATAGTTCTCATGTTCATTTATTACATCCTGGCTATACATTTTATATTTTGATGTGGTGTTTTGGTATGTTTATATGTTTTAAATGCTTACAATTAACATCAACCCTTTGTATTAATGTATGTAAAATATCCAATGAAAATAACCGGACAATAATTTGCGATGATATATCTGAAGTAAATGAAGATGGCGAAGAAGAGGGAGAAGAAGAATATGAAGAAGAATGTGAAGGTGAAGAAATATATGAACCACCTGAACATCTACAAAGTGAAGTAATAAATGCTATATTTAGTACTAAAACTAATAGTAATAGTAATAGTAATAGTAATAGCACAGATATAGTCATCAATAATAGCATAGCACCACTAGATTCTATAGAAATAAATCAATCCGACGATATAGAAAACTTGCCATCATATTCAGAGGTTTATGGTCATAAATAAATTCGAGATTGCTTATATTGAATCGTTTATAACATTTAAATTTAGTTATAAAGTTTTATGATTTTCATATATATATATATGAAAATTTTAAGCATTGATGTAGGAATCAAAAATTTAGCATTATGTATTATAGAAACTACTACCGCCGGCTTTAAAATCAACTTTTGGGAAGTAATACATCTATGTGAGGAAAAAGTCAACTTTTGTGAAGGCATCACTAAAAATAAAAAATGTACTAAGGAAGCAAAATATCATAAAAATAATCACTTTTATTGCAAAACACATGCTACAAAATCGGAATTTAAATTACCATCTGCAGACCTTAATAAATACAAACGGTTAAAGGTAGATGAATTAGGCTCCTTAGCATCAGAATATGATATAACGATCACTGGATCAAATAACCGAACGAATTTAATTAAGCATATTGAACAGTATATAGACAACTCAGTTTTGGAAAATGTGAGTTATCTGGCTTGCAAAAATATTAGCTTAATTGATATTGGTATATCGATCAAAGAAACCCTTGATAAACTTCATACTTTTATGTTTTCAGATCTTGAGATTGTCCTAATTGAAAATCAAATTGGTCCAATCGCAAATCGCATGAATTGTATACAAGGCATGATTAGTCAATATTTTATAATGAAAGATATGAAAAATATACAATATATTTCGGCAGCTAATAAATTAAAGTCGTTTCTTGGTACTAAAAAAACGACATACAGTGAGAGAAAACGGATTGGGATTGAGATAACAAAAAAACTATTAAGCAAAAATAATGACAACAATATTAATAAAGATAAAATTCTAGAGTTATTTAATAAACATAAGAAAAAGGATGATCTAGCGGATTGTTTTTTACAAGGAATTTGGTATTTATCTTCGGGATCACTATATCCATCTATTACTTTACTTACCCAAGATATAAATTTAGAATAGAATAATCGTGTTTTTTAAGAAATTTAAGGAAAGATAATTTTGAAAATTTAAAAAACTTCTAAAATTTAGAAAACTGGCCTCTAAATTTAATATAATATACAATTCGTATTACTTAAAATTATATGTTCTTATTCATGTATAATGAGTGAGCTAGAGCCCGTTGTTATTGAAATAAATTCAAATGACACAAAACCAGTTGTAAATTTAAAATCAGGACCGAGTTCATATGATGAGACAATTAAACAGCAACCGTCAGTGAATTTTGGAGGAGGAATCGAATTATTAATGAATGATAAAAAGCGAGGCGGTGGTGGAGGTGGTTCATCTATAGATCTTGGTTTAGCTGAACTTAGCGATTTAGAAAATGAATTAAATGATTTATCATCGGATATAAGTAAAAAAACAGTAGAACAGTCTAGGTCTTCCATTTTTAATAAAGCGCTCAATACATTACCTAGTTCTTCGTCAGATCGCCATGTAGAAGGTCCTTCTATTTCGGTTTCGCAAACTGAACCATCCGGTAAATCCGATTCAGCGAATCTAGGAGAGCAAACTTCCCAAAATTTTACAACAAATAAGACATGGGATGGATATGGGAAGTTTAATAATATACCAGTTGTTTCTGACGAAGCCCCTATGTTAAAAGAAGAACTTGTTAGAGAAAAGTTCAAGTTTTTGCGTCGTCTGGAAGAGCTAGAGCGCAAGGGTGCGAATCTTACGAAAAAATATTCGATGGAATCGCCTCTATCAGAGCTTCAAGGTGAATATGAAATGATTATATCCGAAAGAGAGAAATCTAATAGTGTGAAATTTCAAGCCAGGATGTTAATGGCTGCTGTTACTGGAATCGAGTTTTTAAATAACAAATTAGATCCATTTGATCTTAAAATGGATGGATGGGGTGAACAAGTTAATGAAAATATTAGTGATTATGATGAAATTTTTGCCGAATTACATGAGAAATACCAGTCTAAAGCAAAATTAGCACCAGAGTTAAAATTACTATTTCAATTAGGTGGATCCGCTATTATGGTTCACATGACTAATACAATGTTTAAATCTTCGATGCCTGGGATGGATGAAATTATGAAGCAAAACCCGGAACTGATGCAGCAATTTACATCTGCCGCAGTAAATTCGATGGGAGAGAATAATCCTGGATTCGGGAATTTTATGAATAATTTTATGCCCGGTAATGAGGCCCCGCCTCCACCGAATATGGGACCTCCACCGTCATCTATGAATACTCAAACAACTAAGAGCCAGCGATATGTTCCCCCACCAAATCGCCCAGATTTAACTGCGTCTAGAACTCAGGCCGGAATAAGTATTGAAGAAAAATTCTCGCCTCTCGATAATCAGCAGCATATTAAGACCCCGGCACCTCCGAGAGCAGAGATGAAGGGGCCAGGTGATATTTCACAGCTGTTGTCAGGATTAAAAACGAAACAAGTAAACATCCCAGCGGCTCCCACGAAAGAAAGAGATGCAAGCACAATTAGTATATCTGAGTTAAAAGAAATGAGCGATCAAAAAATGCCAAAATCTCATAGAAAACATTCAAGTAGTTCTCGCAATACAATTAGTTTAGATTTATAAAGTATTTATTACATTAACAAATACTCTATTTAAGATATAAAACTTATATAAAAGGGTGTAAATAATAATACATAATAATAGTACATGTATATTTTAATTATTATATCAACCGGACTTTTTTATATTGCACCACATATACCACACACATGTATTAATATAATAATTGGATATACTAATACATTTTTAATTGGCGTTCCAATATTTCAATATATGGACACACATAATGGATGGTGGACGCAAAAGAAGTTGAAATCCAAAAATGATTCTTCAAAAATCGTAATACCATTTTACAAAATTGTACCTACGGTTATATGCAATAATATTTTTGGAGCATTACTTTCATACTATTATGTAAAATATATTGGAAAAGAAAAAGGATTTGGGAGAGAAGGAGAAGAGAATTTACTAATAGTTAGTTACCAATTTATGCAACTATTTTTATTATTTGATATTATCTTCTTTATTGGTCATTATATAATTCATACTCCACCTCTATATAGATTAATACATAAAAAGCATCATTTAACATTTGGAAATATGGCTATAACATCTCATTATATGACCTTTTCCGATTATATAATAGAAACAATTTTACCATTTTGGTGTTCTATATATATAATTAATCCATGTTTTACAACAACATTAATATGGACTATTATCGGACAAATTAACGGTTTAATAACCCATTCTGGATATAACTTAAAATGGTTTCAATCTCCAATTAATCATTATTATCATCATACAAAAATAAATGTAAATTACGGCTCTGGTGGATTATCTAGAATAATTGAAAAATACATATAATATATGATTTTTTTGGACATTCTATATGGCATATTGGAATGAGTACTAGTATATGGCATATTGGTATGAGTTTTGTAATGATGAAATAAAATATATTAAACAAAAACTCGCAAAAAAAATTGATATATTATATAACTTTTTCGAATTCTTTAACATGGCAGATACCAGTAAAAACTATATTTTGATTGATACTAGTTACTTTATCTTTTACAGATATTACGCACTAATTGGTTGGTGGAAATTGGCAAATCCTGAAATTGTTTTAGGTAACCCAATTGAGAATACTGAATTTGTTGATAAGTTCAAAAAAACATTTAAAGACAAACTTGATGAAATCCCTAAAAAATTAAAGATTAAAAAATATACAATGTTGGCCGGTCTTGATTGTCCGCGTCTAAAAATCTGGCGACATTCGCTATTTGACAAATATAAAGAAAATAGAGTTTATGATGATGCATTTTTAGGTGGACCATTCTTTGCGTTAGGGATTCAACTGCTTAACGATTTAAATATTACTACTTTAGCACATCCGGTATTAGAAGCCGATGATTGTAATGCATTAGCCGCAAAATATATTCTCTCACAACAGCCTGAATCATTGATATATATTATCGCCAATGATATGGATTATTTACAATTAGCTGGTCCAAATGTAAAGCTTATTAATCTGAAATATAAGTATTTAACAGATAGTAAAAAATGGTCTGGTGATGCTGAACAAGATTTGTTTTGTAAAATTGTAATGGGGGATAAAAGCGATGACATTCCTTCAGTATTTAAGAAATGTGGACCGAAAACAGCACTCAAGTATTATGAAAATAAGGCAGCATTCGAAGAACAACTAAAGAAAGAAAACGCATATGAAAAATATGAGAAAAATAAGAAATTAGTTGATTTTAATGAAATCCCCGAAGATCTCGCGTTAGAATTTCTAGTTAACCTTACTATTTAAAGAGTAATAACCTTATAATATCCAGTTATAGTATATGAACTTTAAGGCGGTTGGTGTAGCACTTATTTGTATTCTAGTTTTAGATTTTATTTATCTTTCACTAACTAAAAACTTCTATAATAATTTAGTGAG